CATCAAAGTAAAGAATGAAGATCACCTGTATCGTGACTCTGATACAGGTGCAATCATAAATACTGACAGATCGGCTTTTGAAAAGTACAAGAAGTCTAGAAATAAGTTCCGTAACATGGAACATGAACTAGACTACGTGAAGAGTGAAATTAGCGAGATCAAATCCCTTTTACACCAATTAGTTAACGGCAATGGTACTCAGAAACGTAGCAAAGACATTTAGTCTAGAAGAGCAAAGAGAAGAAATTAACGAAATTGCAGTAGATCTTGATGCTGTAAATACTACGTTGACGAACTGGAATGCTGCAAATTGGGATACTGCATATAGTTGGGGTGATCATAGTTTATCGGGATATGCAACACAGACCTTTGTCAACACTGCACTAACTAATCTAAACAATTGGGATACTGCATATGGTTGGGGTGATCATGGTACTGCTGGTTATCTTGTAGCAACTTCTGCAAGTTATAACAATACCGACTGGGATACAGCGTATGGTTGGGGAGATCATGCACAGGGTGGGTATTTAACTGCATATCAAACTGATGCACAAATTAAGTCTTCATACGAAGCAAACGCAGATACCAATGCCTTTACTGACGCACTTCAAACCAAACTAAACGGTATTGAAACTAGTGCTACTGCAGATCAAACTGGTGCTGAAATTAAGACAGCGTATGAGGGAGAAGCAGATACTAATGCATTTACTGACGCACTTCAAACCAAACTAAACGGTATTGCAGATGGTGCAGAAGTAAATCAATCTCCTGGTGGTACATATTCGGGTGCTGGAACTGCACTGGATCCTGCTATCGGATCTATTCAGTTTAAGAACACTGGAAATACTTTTGGTGGAGATTCGTTATTTACTTACGACAATACAAACAACAAACTTTCTGTTGGTATAAGTAGTGGCAATTCAGCACTAAATGTAGTTAGAACAGGAACGACTTCTGTAGATACTGCATACTTTTATGCTTCAACCAACGGAGCTGATAACAGATTTTCTATTAACACTGTAGCAAATCAAGGTGGAAATCCATTTATCAGGTTTGATTCTGGTGGATCAAATATGGTTATTGGTCAGCGTTGGGTTGGCACAACAAATAATAAACTAGTCCTTGGTACTGGAGAGACCCCAGATGCCGTTCAGGGTCTTAGTATTGATGGTAATGGTAATGGCATCTATGGTAATGGTCATCAATCCAGTTCGCTGGCAGTTGATGCTGATTCAAATAGAGGACTCAATTTTTCTACTGGTGGAAGAATTTATTGCAAGACAGATGATCACTGGGACTTCAACCTAGTCGGTGGTGGTTTGATGATGAGATTCCGAAATGGAAATGATAATGGTAGTGGTGCCACTCAAACTCCTGTCGGAAATATTACTATTCAAACAAATTCTGTTGACTTTAACACAACTCAATCAGATAGTAGATTAAAGAAAAACATTGAATCTTGGTCAGAAGAAGTCTTACAACACTTCAAGACATTACAACCTAAGAAATTCCATTTTAATTGGCAGTCTGATGAAGAATCATTAGAGACAGGATACATTGCTCAAGATTTGGTAGACACTTTCCCAGAAGCATATCCATTGTGTAAGACAGAAGTTGATGGTGAAGAAGTGGATAGATATTCCTTCAACCCTTCTGGCATGGTTAAGTATCTAATGAAAGCACTTCAAGAAGAGATCGCAAAACGCGAAGCACTTGAAGCAAGATTAGATGCTGCTGGTCTATGATAAATAGTACGTCATCATGATTGATAATTATGGATCCTTCCGCGCTAAAAATTGAGTTTGAAAAGCAACTCAAAGATTCTGAAACTAAGATTGCTCAAGCAGAAGAGCAACTTGCAAAATTGAAAGAATATAGACTGAAACTACAAGGAGGTATGGAGACTCTAGATCTTCTCTCCCCAAAGACCGAGGAGCAGGTAGAGACATCGGATGGTCCCCCAGAACCTACGACACCTGCAACTGAAGACTGAAACCCTACCCTCTCTAAATAGTAGAGAGGGTTTTTTAATAGGCACATGGCAGGGACGAATTTAAAGTTTGTTGATCCGTCAAATACTATTGAATTTCAGAGGCAAGTAATTAATGACATTGCGTCTGATATTCATGGTGCATATACGGGAACAGCAGACTTAAACGTAGCAAGAATTCAGATTGCTGGTGCAGACATTGGTGTTGTCTCTGACCAAATTGATAAAATCATCTTCTTCTATTATGGAGGATTTACTTCAGATAGAACAGTATCTTCACCTAATAAGTTTGCTGAAGTCTTTACTCATGTAGATGCAACGGTAGATATTGACGACACAGTAACGGTTGACGTTGATGATAGTTGTGTATTGTCTTTGACTGATACTGTAGATTATCAATTCTTTTCAAACAATACAGAAAAAACAAACCTTCCTAAGTTAAACGATTTTGCGGATAACGTAAGAACTTCTTTTATCCAGGACGCTGAGTTATCTGGAGATAAAAAAGTAGGATACATTGTTCTTCCTGCAGCATATGAGGAAGATGTGCCCATTGATATTGAAGATACTGTAACGGTTTCCATTGGAGACCAAGCGGTACTCATTGTATAAATAACTCAGAACAAGTATTGCCATCTACGGAATAGAACAGCATGTCCACATTAAGAGTAGACAATATTAAGTCGCGTACTGGAACGACAGTCACAATTCCAGATTCACAAAGTCTTGCAGTTACTGGAGGATTGACCGTTAGTGGTGCATCTACTTACAACGCTGGTGCAACACTCAGTCTTCAAGGCACAAACATTAACACGGGTGTTCGTGGCGATGTCCTCTATTACGATGCAAATGGAGCGATTGCAAAACTAAACATCGGTCCTGCTGGTGCAGTTCTTCAGTCGGATGGAACGGACGTTACGTGGGGTGCTATTGGTGGTGCAACGAACGTTTATTACGTTGCTACTAACGGTACTGATGCTGTAGGTCGTGGTGGATCTATTGATACTGCTTTTAAAACGGTAAAGTATGCTTGTGCTAACATTGGTACGCCAACCATTTCTTCTCCTGCTGTAATCTTTGTAAAAGCAGGTACTTACGAAGAAATTCAATTGCCAATTGTTGTTCCTCAATTCACTACAATTGTTGGTGACAATCTTCGTGCTACAATTATCAAACCAGGAACTGGATTAGATTCATCTGGTTCTGTTCTTAATGTTCGTTCTACTTTATTCCGTTTAAGTAATGGAACTATTCTTCAAGACATGGTTCTTGATGGAATGGAAGGTTATACTCCAGGAAGTCCAGCATATGATCCAGAAAGTGCTACTCTTGGCGGTATTTATTTTGCATTAAACTCACAAAGTCCAATTGTTGACAAATCACCGTACATCTATAATGTAACTTCATTTGGTGCTGGTGCTACTGGTGCTTATATTGACGGTGGTCTTCATAATACTGGCAACCGCAGTATGCTGTTCCATACATATACTGCTATCCACAGTGACGGTCTTGGTATTTGGGCAGATTCCAATTCAAACGCAGAAATTATTTCTGGATTCACCTACTATAACCAAATTGGATTTGCTGCAACTGGTGGTTCTAAAATTAGATCACTAAACTCATCCAACTCTTATGGTGAGTATGGTGTATATTCTGCTGGTTTTGACGCTTCAGAAACTCCAAATAGTGGTACTGTTTCTGGAACAATGCTTAACTATGTTGGTGTTCTTGCTTCAGACTTTACTCTCGGTGAGCAAATTACTGGAGGAACTTCTGGTGCAACTGCTTATGTTGCTAACGTACAAGCAGAACCAAAAGTTATTTACATCGTAGGTAAGACTGGAACATTCCAAGCAAATGAGGTTATTACTGGCGGAACTTCTTCAGCGACTGCAACTCTTGAGGCATCAAACGTAGAAACGAATCAGTCTGGTAGAATCCTAATTACTACGTTCTCATCATCTGCAGATGCTGGAGACTCATTACAATTTGCAAACACCGATGGTAACGCATATCAGATTCAAACCGTAAGTTCTGTTACCGCTAACAGTGTTGCTTATCACATTCTTGTTTTCTCAACTTCTAGAGCAACTCCAGTTCCTGATGGAACTACAGTTAACACAAGAAAAGAATTTAGTCTTATTAGATTAACTGGTCATGATTTCCTACAAGTTGGTACTGGAGATTCTACTACAACCAACTGGCCAGGAAATCCAACACAATCTCCTTCTCAAGCAGATCAAGTTGTTACTAATACCACAGACCCAGGTCGTGTTTATTACGTTGCAACCGATGAACTTGGTAACTTCTATGTTGGAGATCAGTTCTCTGTTGATCAGGCAACAGGACAGGTTACTCTTGACGCATCAGCATTTAACCTAGCAGGTCTTGAATCATTAAGACTTGGTTCTCTTGGTGGTTTGATCGGTGCATCAGTAAACGAATTCTCAACTGATGGAACTTTATCACAGAACAGTGACTCTAAGGTTCCTACTCAGCAAGCAGTTAAAACTTATGTTGATAATTTAGGCACAATTTCTGGTGATTTAACAGTTACAGGAGATCTAACTGTTCAAGGTTCAACAACTACAGTTCAAACTACTAACACAACAATTTCTGATAAATTAATTGAACTTGCTACTGGAACTTCTGGTAGTCCATCAGGTGACGCTGGTCTTATTATTGAAAGAGGATCTAGTGATAACATCTTTATTGGATGGGATGAAAGTGATGACAAGATCAGATTTGCTACTGGTTCATTCACTGGTGGAGATACTGGAAACTTAACTTTAACCGATGCTCAAGTTAAGATGGGCAACATTGAAGTTGACCGTCTCACAACTGGAGAAGTTATTGAGAGAGCAAATGTAAACGGTGGATTCCCATCTGGAACCGTAGATATTGACCTTGCCACTTATGCTGTAACTGTATATCAAGCAAATGTTGGTGCTAACTGGACTTTCAATATGAGAGGAAGTGGCAGCGAAACTCTAAATTCAATCATGGCAAATGGAGATTCTCTTACTACTGCCATCGCTGTACCTAATGGTGGTACTGCATATTATGCAAATGGATTCCAGATTGATGGTACAAACACTGGTGTTACCGTAATTTATTCTGGTGGATCTGCACCAACCTCAGGTAACGCTAACCATACTGATGTATATACATACACCATCGTTAAGACTGCAAATGCAACATTCACTGTATTTGCATCACAGACCAAGTACGCTTGATAATATACAGAGGAGTAAACAATGCCAATTGTAGGAACTTTTGCAGGAGGATCCACTAGAGGATTTGGTGGAATTGGAGGTGGTGGTGGCGGTGCCATCCTAGGAACTACTTCAGACAATCCTGCTGGAAGCGTCGGTGCTTTGTGGAATGAAGGTATCCGTGATAACGGTCACTATTGGATTAAAGCAGGAAATGAAAACGCAAGACAATTTTATTGTGTTTTAGATGCTCAGTTTGGTGGTGGCGGTGGTTGGATGATTATTGCAAACAATGCAGCAGATACTGTTATTACAACAGGACATATTCCAAGACCAACATCATTTTCATCTCATGTTGGCGGTGAGGGAGGAGTAACAGAAACTGGTCTAGTTCCTCAATATTCATTTAGTCAAGACATGACAAATATTCCATTTAGGAAATTTTTTCATGTAGTTTACAATAATCAATCAATGTCAACTCCATCAAATGATAATTGGTTGTCTCCTCTTGGATATTATGGTGGAACATTTAATTCAGATAAAACTATTCCCCAAAATTCAGCTTGGTCGCATGGATTTGATTCAAGTGGCACACCAGTTCTTAGTTTCAATGGATCTAACTTGAACAGAAGGGCAGGTTATGGAACTGGAACCAGCGGCGGCGATCATGGTTGTTCTGGTGTAGGTGTTTGGAATGATAATGGTGGTCCAAATCCTAGAATTGTTGGTTCTGGTGGTAACCATTACCCTGTTTATTGCGGTGTATGGTCTTATAGTACTAGTGGTGGAGCAACTGCATATTCATGGACCGATTATAGCACAAGCACAACTGGTGCTTATCAAGGCGTAGGTTTTGACGACTGGCAAGATGGAACTGGTATGGGAGATAGTTGGGCTATTGAAGGAGTAGGAACCAACGCTTATAGAGGATATCCTTCATACATTATGGTTCAATAAGGAGTAAACCATGGCAGCAATTCCGTTAAATCTATTGCTGGAAAAAGGAACAGACTTTGATGCCACCTTTAATATCCAGAACGAAGACAATACTACTCCACTTAATTTAACGGGGTATACAGCAGCAGCAAAAATGCGTCGTAGTTACTATGCAACAACTGCGACAGATTTTACTGTAACTTTCGTTGATCGTTATAATGGTATCTTGAAGATTGGACTAACCAATTCAGAGACTGCTGGATTAGATCCAAGACGTTATGTTTATGACATCGTTTTGACATCACCTCAAAGTATTAAAACCAGAGTTATTGAAGGAGTTATTGAAGTAACACCAGGAGTAGTCTGATGCCTAACTATAATATTTCAGTTAAGTCATCAAACTACAATGTACTTTCTGAACCTCAACAGAAGTATAATGTAGGTGTTAACTATGAGATTCCAAGTAAATATCTTCAGTATGGTAATGAGATTCTCAACACCACAAACTGGGTATTTGATGGGACAACAACTGGTTATCCTCTGATTGATCAAACTGGAGATGCATATACTCCAGTCAATGATCAACAGTTGATTGTTGCTATTAATGGACTTGTACAAGTTCCTGGTATTGATTACAGCACCAGTGGCACAAACTTAATCTTCACTAATGCACCTGTTGCAGGTGATACAGTATATGTTGTAGGACTATCTACAACTGCAGACCTGACAAGAACGATCAACTTTGTTGTTGACTCTGGTTCTACTCAGATGTCTGCTGGTATCAAAGGTGAAATGACTCTTGACGTTACTGGAGAAATTCAATCTTGGACTGTAATCGGTGATCAAGATGGTCAGATTCAATTTGATATCAAGAAAGTAGACTTTGCAAACTTCCCCAACTTCTCATCTATTTGTGGTACTGAAAGACCACAATTAGGAGATATTAATACTGGAGCAGTTGCAAGAAAAAGCACAAACACGACAATTTCAAGTTGGAACAAGACTCTCAACGCGGGAGATATCATGCAATTTGAAGTTGTCTACGCTATAAATATACAGAGGTGTGTCGTTTCTATGAAACTCGCACTATAATCTTTGTATAAATAACATTATCATAGGTAAGAAACTCACGGAGAACATATAGATGGCACTTCTAGTCACAGACCAGGGTGAAATTGATTCGCTAAGAACTCTACTCAACGCGACTCATCAGATTCCCAGGAACTTAGTTCTAAAACTATACACCAGTAATACCACTCCTGCTGAGTCGGATACTCCTGCTGCAGGTGCGTATTTTGAACCATATAACGCAACTAACCTAAGTGGTTATGGTTCTGCACCAACCACTGGTTATCCTCTCTGCGTTGATAACAGAACTGAGGAAGATCAAAATTTTGGTGCTCAGTATGGTATCCTCCTAAACGGAAACCGTTGGACTATCGCAACAACTGTCAATCCTGTTGCTACTACAACTGGTACTGGTACTTCTGGAACCTATGCTCTTACCGTTGCAGACGCAACTGATATTAAAAAGGGCGACTATGCAGAGGGTGCAGGTATCCCAACAAACACCTATGTCGTTGATATTCAAGGTCTTGATCTAGAACTCAGTCAGCAACTTACCGCTGGTCTATCTGCCACCGCTGTCTCCTTCGGTAGAGGTAGAACAACCGCTTCTTATCCTGAGCAAGTCTTTACCTTCACCTCCGCTGCTGGTAGCGTTTATGGTTACTACCTAGCACGTGCAAACAACATGCCTGTTGCCGTCCATGGCGTTGTTGATGCTGGTTCAGTTGCTGCTGGTACTCAAATTAGCAAGACTGGTTGTAAAGGAGTTATTGGTAATGATTACATCAACCTTCTTGATGTTGATCTAACCCCAAGTATTACCGCTGGCGTTTCTGGTACTTTTGAAATTGCTGTTGACTCTGCAACAAATATCGCTGCTGGTCAAAGAGTTAGTGGTACAGGAATTGCTGCTGAGACTCGCGTAGTTGGTGTTCAGGGCACAACTGTTTATCTAGACAAAGCACTTACTGGTGCTGCTTCTGGTACAGCAACATTCCAAGTTAACGTTGCTGAAAATCTAACTGTTGGTATGGCAGTTTCTCAGACTGCAACTCCAAATGGTGTCGCTGGTTCAACCACAATTGTCGGTATTGACTACGAAACACTTTCTGGTGAGATTGGTCCTCGTGTTTATCTCAGCAACCAACTAGTTGATAACATTCAGGTATCAAACGGTAACGACGCTGTTCTGTTTGACTTCTCTGTTGTTACATCTGATCCTGGTGGTTCTGCAACTGATCACGATCTAAACCCAGGTGATGTTATCTACATCGCTCAAGGTTCCTCAAGCACCATCACTGCAGCACATTACACTGTATTTGAGACACCAACATCTTCAACTTTCACAACCACCCCTGCACTTCAGGGAACTGGTGATGCTACTCTTTACAGCAGCATCTTCTTCGCTGAAAGATTTACGAATGGTCCATACGCTATTCAAAACAACGGTGACCAGATCAAAGTTACCCTAAACGTAAGCTTGGACTGATACTATATACTTCAGACCCAATCTTTATTCTTTTTTCTGTGGGGGTTGCGTTGCAATCCCCATTTTTTATGCTTCTGTAGTGTATGGCGATCTATACCTTTACATCAGGAATAGAATCAGAGTCAGTTGGACAGTATTCCAACTTCATTTTAAGCAGCCTTGCAACCAGAACCATTGGTTCGTTCACTTTACGAACTGCGAGAGGATTATTTGGATTTATTAGCAGCGATGAAAAAAGAACATATGCATATCATCCTGCTATCATTGACCTCTATACAGAGGTTGATTATGGATTAATTACATCAATTAATACACAAACAATAAATCAAGGAACATTATCTGATAACAACACGACTCAGGTAGATTACGGTCGCATCATTTACGTAACTAATGTAGAGTCGTTTGGATTTGTCAAACTTGTAAGTGAAGCTTCTTGGATAGCAACACAAGCATATCAAGGATCTGGAAATCTTGGATTGTTTGGTAAGGAGAAATCTCCTGCCTTCTACAACTGGATTACTGATGGTAAGGTCCGAATATCTGGAACGTCGGATCCTGCATTCTCTCCCGTCACATTTGGCGGGGGAGGATCCTCCTTACTTGGAGAAGGTTCTATTGGTATTACTGCTATCACAAGTGGCAGTGGAAATCTATTTACATTATCATCTCTCACCGAGAAAAAATCTTACGACTATCCCGCTACGGAAGGAAGTCTGGATATTTTTGGTGCAGCAGTTCTGCAGCGTCAACGCGCATACGAAACAGAAGGAAATCTATTCGCATTTGCTGGAGGAGACGAGAGAAGACTCTTCCAATATTATGGTTCTGGAACTATCAATATTCTGGCAAGAAAACCAGAAGAATACAGACTATCAGAACTCGCAAATTATACTCTCGGAATTCATCCTGGTCTGGATGCGAATCTACCGCTTGGTCAGATTGAATTCTATACAGGACATACCAATATTGGTAATGTCCAACTAAGACATCTATCAAAAGAATTCTCTCACGAGAAACATACAGAGGTATACACCGAAGAATCAATCAACTATTTTGAAAAAGTTGATCACGGTGTACTTGATGTTTGTACTACCACACAAACAATTACTGGTGCTGTATCAGGAAATGCAACAGGATGTATTGTTTCTGTTAATGGCACCGCAAGTATTGCTCCTAGTCAGTCATTTAGAACTGCTCGTGGAATTAATGCAGCGACCAGCTTCATTGATTATGGATTAGTATCCGAAGCAGCTGCACCAAGACTTGACTTCGGTCATATCTTGACCACAAGCAATATTATGCCAAATGGTCTGTTCAAGTTTAGAACAGACGTTGGATCTGATGATAAGTTTACACCTAACTGGAATGGTAGTGGTGTTATCAAGATTGCAAACATTGAGACTATTCCTCCTCTTGATGTTAGCGTTGTATCAGAAGGTGGATTTAAAACACTTGGTGGTGCTGCAGAAACGACTCTGGTTTCGGAAGAATCTACAGGTCTATTCACATTTACTGGCACTCCAGTTATTGTTATTACTGCTGGAGTATTTGGTGGAGGATCTCTATTTGGTATTTCTGGTGCTGCAGAATCTTTCTCTGCAAATACACCAGAAGAGACACCAATATTCAAAATTGGTGGAACAGCAGAACCACCAGTCCTTTCACGTACAGAAGTTGCTTCTGGAACTTTATTCTCATTCTCTGGTGGAGACGAGAGAAATTCCTTTGTTCATTATGGTTCGGGTATTATTACCCTACTACCAAGAAAACCAGAGACATACGAACTTTCAGAACTATCTACATTCACTCTGGAAGAGTATCAACTCTGTTCTCCTTATATCAATCTTGGAGACACGAGTTTCTACTCAAGCAATACAGAACTCGGTTGTGCTCAACTCAAGTGGCTCAATGCAGAAGAGTCTCACGAGAAACATACAGAAGTATACGATCTCGGACTCTGTAATGATAACCCAGAGATTGATTATGGTCTTATTGCAGATTCAAATGCAATTGCATGTGTCACAGTCAATGGCGGTACAGTAACTACAAATACTACCGCAACAACTGGATGCACTAAAGTTGCGGTTGGAACTGTTCTAACAATTGCACCAGGAGTTACGTACAAAGTACCTCCTCAACTTACTACCCCAACAGCATTTGAAGATTACGGTCTTGTTACCGAAATTTATAATCCAAGAAGAGATTATGGTCACATCCTTGAGACCATTGGAATTATCTGTCCATTTGGAGAGATTGGAATATTCCATGGCAGTGCAGATGTTGCTTTCTCTCGTCCAACTGTCGGAACTGCAGAGATTGGTGGATTTATCAAATTGCGTGGAGAAGCAGAAGTCTTCTACACTCCACCATATATTACCGAAGGATTTATTGGCAGAATTTCTGGAGAAGCAACAACTCTCTTCAGTCTACTTCATCCTTCTGAAGGTGGAATCTTCAAGGCATTCAGTGGATCTGCAGAGACTGTTCTGTGGGATCCAGATCTTGAACAACTTGGTTGGGAATTTAGTGGTGCTGCAGTTCCTGTCTTCAGTCTTGCTCATTATGGTTCTGGAACGATCAGAATCACTCCAGGTGTTGATCAGGCAAGGTCACTACGTCCACCTGCAGGTGGTGTTATCAATATTGATGGCACGGCAATTGAATCCTTCATTGCTAATCCACCAGAAGAAGCACCACTATTCAGATTTACTGGCACTCTAGACGAGTCATTTGCAACAGAGTATTTTGGAGAAGGTACTCTATTCTCCTTCAGTGGATCTTCGGAACTTCTTACATTTGTAGAGAAACCAGAAGTCAACATCAAGATTTCTGGTGTTGTAGATGCAAGATTCTCTCCTGTATACATTGGTTCTGGAACATTCAAGAAATTCTCTGGTCTTGCAGAATCGTTTACTGCAAATCCACAAGAGAGACAATTACTATTCTCCTTCACTGGCGCAACAGAAGAAGTCTTCTCTGCAAATCCACCAGAAGAGGGAGCAGAGATTCGTCTATCTGGTTCCACAGCTCCAGAAATTCTCACATTCTCCGAGCAACCATTTGGTACAATTTCCATCTTCGGAGAATCCAAAGATGCATTTGTCCCAAGCAATATTGGTACTGGTTCACTATTTGCATTTGCTGGTTCTGCAGAAGCAGTTGGATTCAATCCACCAGATATCACAACCGATATCAAGTTCTTCGGTACAGTAGAGGAAGTCTTCTCTGCAAATCCACCAGAAGAGGGAGCAAAGGTCAGAATTACTGGAGATGCATTCCCAGTATTCTTTGTTCCAAAATATCCAGCATCTGGTCTCATCACCATTACTGGAGAATCTGCGAATGCATTTGTACCAAACCACATTGGTTCTGGTTCATTCAGAAAACTATCTGGTGCTGCAGAGTCTGTTACATTCAATCCAGACGAGAAGCAAATGCTCTTCTCGTTTACTGGAGAATCTGTCATCAAAAACACCGAAGTCTATGTCGGTGTGGATACACCAATCAGACTTCGCAGAGGTTCACTCAGCGACTTCCAGACTTACGACTTCCAACCAAATTGGAATGCGTTTGGTGTCATTTCTGTTTCTGGAGATGTTGGAATCAAGTATGTTCCAAACAATGTTGGATTCGGCAACATCTTCACAATTGGTGGATCTGCAGAAGCAGTTACCTTCAACCCAGACGAGAAGCAAATGCTCTTCTCCTTTACAGGAGAACTGGCAGAAAGAAAAACTTCATCGCATGTTGGCGAGGGCAATCTATTTGCGTTCAGTGGTGGAGCAGAGAGAGTTGCATATGTACCTACTCTACTCGCAGACATCAGACTCAACGGTGAGGTCGGTATTCGTTATGTACCTAACAACGTTGGATTTGGTAATATCTTTACCATTGGTGGATCTGCTGAGTCTATCACATTCAACCCAGATGAGAGACAATTACTCTTCTCCTTTACTGGTGAACTAGTTGAGTCGTTTGGTGCTGCTGAGACCAAGCAAATTGAAGTTGATATTGATGGTGTTGGTTCCTTTGCAAGATCCAATTCTTATCAAGGTTCTGGAAACATCTCTGTATTTGGTGAGTCATCTAACAAATTACTCATCAATAATATTGGATTTGGTAACATCTTCAATATTAATGGTGCGGCAGAATCCTTTACCGCAAATCCAGAAGAAAGGCAAATGCTCTTCTCCTTTACGGGAGAAAGAATTTCCGAGAAGAGAACATCCAGAGAAATCAGTCGTGGTGGAGTTGTCACTATTACTGGTACTGCTGGAGATCCATCTCTTGCATTTGCAGAGCAACCAACTGTTCATACAAAGATCAGCGGCGAAGTATTCTTCACTACTCACCGCACCATTGTTGGTACTGGTTCACTATTTGCATTCTCTGGTGGTGCCGAAGCAGTTGGTGCAGTTCCTCCAACAGAACAAGCACTATTCAAGGTTGTTGGAGATTCCGAGAACAAGAGATCTGCAGTATATGTTGGATCTGGTTCTCTCAGAAAACTATCTGGTGCTGCAGAGTCTGTCTCGTTCAACCCAGACGAGAGGCAGATGCTGTTCTCCTTCACTGGAGAAAGAATCTCCGAGAAGAGAACTTCCAGAGAAATCAGTCAGGGTGGAACTCTCAAGGTATCTGGCGAGTCCAGTGTTCTTCTCGTTCTTGCTCATCATGGCGAAGGAACAATTCCAGTTACTGGAGATACCAAGTTCAATAGAGCAAGAAACTTTGTTGGATTCGGTACTCTCAGAAAAATTTCTGGTGCTGCAGAATCTCTCACCTTCAATCCAACAGAAAGAGACATGCTCTTCTCCTTTACAGGAGAACGCATTGCGGAGAGAACAACATTCAGAGAACTCGGTACTGCAGGCAAGTTTACCTTTACTGGAACAAGCGGCGAACCACTCCTCACATTTGCAGAGCAACCATTCGTTAATATTGACGTTACGGGTGATTCTGTTGATATTAGAGCTCACGCATATCAGACTACAGGAACACTATTCACACTCAATAATGTTGAAGAGAAATTCATCAGAGTTGGATATCAAGGTTCTGGTTCTATCAGAATGTCTGGTATTGGATTTGTCCAAGTACAACTATTCCAACCACCTCGTGTATACGTCTGGATTATCTAATTAGATAAATACATTTGAGAAAAAGTGTGCGTAAACAATGACCACTCAGGTACAGTTTAGAAAAGGCACAACTCCCGAACACGCTCTGTTTACTGGAGCGGTTGCTGAAATAACGGTTGATACCGACAAAAGAACAGCAGTTGTACATGATGGAAGTGATATTGGAGGATTTGAACTCCAACGTGCGAGATGGGAAGTTGTAAATTCAAATGGTAATTTATCATGTGGACTTAGATGGTTAGTTGACACATCTGCTTCCGCGTTATCTTTAAATATGCCATATGAATCTGCTGGTGTAGTTCCACATATCGGTGATATGTTAGAACTTGTTGATTTCAAAGCAACCTGGTCTATAAATAATGTTACTTTGATAACAAGTGGTGGACAGCAGTTTTTGAATAAGTTTGGAAATATTGATTCCACCTTTATTCTAGATGTCGCTGGATTATACGTGCAGTTTATTTGGGATGGAACATACTGGAGGATCCTAGCATGAGTTTATATCTCAGTGCAAGCACGGCAGCATCTAGTCAGATCGTTGCACAATCAAATGATTTTACCGTTCACGCTCTAAGAAGAGATAAGGACGGTATGCTTTATTATACTGTGGCACGTTCCACAGAAGACGCAGTTTTTGATTTCCATAGAACTGACGGAGAAGAATATACAGATTTTCTTCAAGGGCAAGAATATATTGATGCTACTCCAAATGTAGCAAAGCAATATACTAACGACCCAGATGATAAATATCAGCAGTTCAGGTTTGATTTCAGACGCTTGACATATTTTATTGACAGTGATGGGTACTTAGTCGCAAGACTAAATAAATTATATGATCACAACTCTCAAGGACCTAAGTAAGGATTTAAAAAATGGCAGATTTTAGACTCGGTAGACTGAAGTTTAAGTGGCGTGGCGATTGGTCGGCATCTACTGCATATGTCATTGACGATATTGTCAAGTTTGGTGCAAACTCATATGTTTGCGTTGTAAACCATACTTCTGCGGCTTCAGAAACTACTTTTTATTCCTCAGACCTGAGCAACTGGGAACTCCACACTGAAGGTCTCAGGCATAGAGGAGATTGGGCAGCGACCACTTGGTACGCTCTCAATGACATTGTAAAGTATGGAAATAGTCAGTATCGTTGTACTACTGCCCATACTTCACTAACAACTATTCAGTTTGCCAACTGGTCATCATATGTAGATGGTCTAATCTTTGAAGATACTTGGTCTGCTGCTGCTTATTATCAAACAGGTGACATCGTAACATACGGTGGTTATTCATATGTTGCACAAGGAGAGTCTAATAATGCTGCTCCAAACTTAAATCCTTCTCAATGGTCTGTACTTTCAACAGGATTCTTAGTTCAAGGAAACTATAATTCTGCCGAAGTTTACGAACCAGGAAACGTCGTAAAATACGGTGGTAATACTTATTCCTGTAAAGTAACTACTACCACAGAAAATATTGCACTTGCAAGTGCATCTGGAAGTGGAACACTAGCTACTTATACTTTCCAAACTGCACAAGCAGTTGCACCATATGGTCCTGGCGATAATGTAACTGTCACCGCATGTTCTGTTGCTGGATATAACGGAACATTTAGAGTTGTAGCTTCTACAACTACAGGATTTACAGCATCAAATGCTACTACTGGAGCTTCCAGTGGTGGTAGTGTTGCTTATGTTCCAGTACCTACAAATACAAGGTTCTGGGATTTAATTGTAGAAGGTTTCAACTGGAATGGACAGTGGAATTCTTCAACAAATTATCAACTGGGAGATGTTGTTAATAGAAATGGTAACTCCTACGTTTGTATTACTTCAAATACTCTAGGTGCAGTAACTGCTCCAGAACTTGATTCTCAGGGTAACTACTGGAACTATATGTCTCAGGGTGGTGACGCTGCTCAGGTTCTACAAGAAACTGGAGACCTCCTCTATCAGGCAGCAGGTGGTATCAATAGAATTGCACTACCAACTGGATCAACTGGAACTGCTGCAGAGCAAGCAGAAGCAAGTGGTAAAGTTCTAACTGTTGGTGGTTCACCACTTCTACCAAGATGGGAAAGCAACAGCACAACTGCTCCTGTTTACTATGTAACTAAAGAAGGTTCGGATGCAAATAACGGTAGAAGCATCTCTAGAGGTTTTGCTTCACTACGTTATGCTTGTGATTATATCGCAGCAAAAACAGGTGCTGACGCTCCTTCTGCATCTAATCCACATACCATTTACGTTAAGGCAGGTGTCTATGAAGAGACACTACCAATCCAGATCCCTCAATTCGTTTCTGTAATTGGTGACAACCTTAGAACTTCTGTTATCAAACCAAAGACTGGTCTTGCATCTGACATGCAAGCAATTGTTCTTGGATCAAGCGTAACTCACCTAAAGTTTGGTGATACTATTTCAAACTCCGCTGGAACTAAGACTGCTAAAGTTCTTGATTCTGATTATGCAACTAACGTTCACCTACTTAACTTGACAGGTGGAACTTGGGATGCCACGGATCTATATGTTGACATCGTAAGTCATACACATGCCGATGCTCATGATCTTATCGTAACCAACAAAACTTTCATCGCACATGAAGCGTATTACCGCCACGTTGCAGATGTAGGTGCTGTTCCTGGAACAGGATCAACTGTTAGAACGAGACTAGAAGCATTCTGTGCAGATCTTGCATTCAACGTAAAATCAGGTCAGAACAATAAAGTTTGGGATTATGCATCTGCTCTCCTAGGTGGAGCAGACATCACTAGTGATAACACCGTTGATACAGCACTTCTCAATTACATTGATTCAATTGCTACTCAAGTAATGCGTAACGAGACTGTTACAGTCTCATCTGGTAACACAGAAACGCAGGTTAAAGATACTTCAATTACTGTTGATTCTTCTTCTCCATATTGCGCCACAGTTGCGTCTGCAATTACAACTTTAGTTGGTATTGTAACTACTGCAATTAGTAACGGTAATATGAATGCAACCGTTAAGGTTGAACCATACATTGCAATTTCTACCGCAGTAACTCGTGTCAATAACGAGTCAACCATGTTCTACGTTGGTTCTCATACCACCGTTAAGGACATGATCTTTGAGGGTATGGATGGATATGCTCCATCAAATAATGATTCTGGTCAAGACATTGATACTGCTACCATTAAAGGTGTTTACTTCAGACTTGATCCTAATTCACCAATTCAAAAGTCACCATATATTCAAAACTGTACTGCCATTGGTGGAGCAGCAGTTGGTATTATGATTGATGGTGCGGTTCACGCACACTTTGATAATTCATCAACACCATCCAATAAGTCAATGGTGTTTGATGCTTATACTCAAATTCTAGACGGTGGTGTTGGTTTCTATGTAACAAGAGGTGCATCTTCTGAGATTGTTTCTTGTTTCACCTACTACGCTCACATTTCATACTCCTCTACCAGAGGTGGTAAGATTCGTGCTGTTTCTGGTAACTCTTCATATGGTACATATGGTGTTATCGCAAAAGGATTTGATGCTACTGAAGCAACTATTGATGGTAATGTCAAGGGTCTAAGACTAGAACTTGATCCACAAGCAGCGAAGAATGGAACATTCACGGTTGGAGAAAGAATTAGCGGTGGTACATCAAATGCTGTTGGTGAACTAATCAGCGACCAGTCAGCATCCAACTATCTCTACTTCTTCCCAGTTACAGGAACATTTGTACAGGGTGAAGTTGTTACAGGTGCAACCTCAACTGCTTATATAACTCTCCTCAACAACACAGATGCATTAACTGGTCAGAAAGGATTCCTCCTTACTGTTGAAGGTCTATCTTCAGCACCTGATCAGGGTGGTTCTGTTGAGATGGTTGATGATGGAGTCAATAATGATCCAGGTTCGTTCGTTATCTCTAACTCCAGCTATTCCGCTCCAGATGGAAGAGGTTCACTTGGAGTCCAGAGAGCAAGACTTGGTTCTTCTATTTCAGCTCACAATGGTACTACAAATATTGATTTGTATGCCGATGCAGGAACTACTGCACAACTAGCAGCAAATATTCCAACAGGAACTGGAAACGGTTATACTATTTCCGTCAATGCTATTGCTGGCATGGATCCTAATGGATACTTGGTTATTAATGATGAAATGATGCAAATCGTTTCATTCCCAGGATCTCAATCAGTAACCGTCAACAGAGCAGTTGAAGGAACTTCCGAAGGATCTCACAGCACGGGTGACACAATCACAATTCTTGGCGTTAAGTCAACTGCAGTTGATGAAGTTATTGAAGACTTTGATAACGCTGCAAACTCAATTCGTGTTGCTGCTGCAAACATCCTATTTGGTGTAGGTGACTTCATCAAGATTGATAACGAATTCTTCAAACTAACTACTGTAACACCAGATCCTGTTGGTATTACAATTCTGCAGATGGCAGATGAGAAGACTGTTGGTGCTACCGATGGTCAGAACATGAAGATCCGTTATCGTTATTCACAGTGTCGTCTAACTGCACACGACTTCTTGGATGTTGGTACTGGAAGTAAAGCAAATACTAACTGGCCATTCCTTCCACTTTCGCCAAACGTACCTTCAAACGAAACTATTGAAAACCGTCCAGGTCGTGTTTACTACGTTTCTACCGACCAAGATGGTAACTTCTCCGTTGGTCAGTTCTTTAAAGTTGAACAGGCAACTGGTAAGGCAACTCTAGATGCTTCCGCGTTTGACTTGTCTGGTCTATCATCCTTGAGACTGGGTTCAATCGGTGCTCAACTTGGTGCATCAATTAACGAATTCTCAACTGATGGAACTCTATCACAGAACAGTGACGAAAAAGTTCCAACTCAAAAAGCAGTTAAGACATACGTTGATAACCTCTCTGGCGTGGACGCCGATTTCTCTGTTGGTGGTAACCTAACAGTTAATGGAACAACTACAACAATTGCTACGGTTAATGTTGAAGCGAAAGATCGTAACATCATTCTAGGTAAAGTTGCTGCTGGTACATTTACAGGAAATATCGCTGCTTCATCAAATGATATTACTAATGTAAGTGATACAACCAACCTTGCTCCTGGTGTAGTCGTTAACCTAACAGGTGGTGGTGGTGGAGTAACACAACCTGCTTCTGCTACTGTAACTGCAGTCAATGGAACAACCGTAACTATTGACCAGACTTTCCAAGGTTCTGGATCTGCAACTGGTGCTACCTTCTCTAATGGTGGTCCTACAGATGCAACAGCTAACGGTGGTGGATTGACCGTTCTTGGAGCAACTGATAAGACCATTGCATTTAGTGATGCAAATGATCGTTTTGATGTCAGTGAGTCACTTAACCTCGCAGTTGGTAAAGGTTTCTACATCAATGGAACTGAGATTGCAACCGAGACAACTCTGTTCGGTCTAGCAGTTGGTGGATCTGGTGGTTTGGTTACCACTGGTGGTGCTCAAACTCTAACCGATAAGACCATCTCTGGTGGTACTTTAACAGGTACACTAACTGCAGGTGGTGGTACTGGTTCTTCTGGTCAGTTCCTTGCTTCTACTGGATCTGGTGTTCAGTGGCAGACAGTTTCTGTTGATGCTACTGCAATTACAAACGGAACTTCAAACGTACAAGCAGCTGCCAACTCTAACGTAACAGTACAGACTGGTGGTTCACTCTGTGCAACCTTTGATACTTCTAACAACCTAACCGTTGTTGGAACTGTCACTGCACAGTCTTCTATCGTCCTCAAGGACAACGTAGAAACCATTTCCGATGCTCTTGCTAAGGTAATGAACCTACGCGGTGTTGAGTTTGACTATAAGGCAAATGGACGCCACTCCATCGGTGTTGTAGCAGAAGAGGTAGAAAGCGTATTTGATTGCTTGGTTGTTGAAACCGATGGTGTTAAGTCCGTTGCTTATCAAAACCTTGTCGCTGTTCTTATTGAAGCGGTCAAGGATCTTAAATCGGAAATTGATCAACTAAGAGGAGTCTGATAAATGGCTACAGTTTTAGGTCCCAATGGAGTGACTATCAATGGGGTGTTGCTTAACTCACCCCCCTCATCTATTGGGATGAGAGCAGGTAAGTATACTACTAGACAAAATCCTGGACAGCAGTCCAGTAATAGTTATTATAATATGTGGAATGCTCATAGTTATTTCTATGACACTGGTGGTTTTGGATCCAAGTTTAATAAAAAAGCAAGCGATACAACTGTTATTGTAACTGGTCAATGTATCGGAATGGATGCTTATTCATATCCATATGGTGGTACTGCACTTGTTCTAACACATAGTGATGGTACTAGATATGTCAGAAATATTGGCAGTACATATAATCACGTTGGACAAGGTAACCATACTGTTTATTGGAAAGCAACCATGGCATGGACTGCTTCCGACTTAGGAAATAAAACAGGAGACTTCAATGTTTCTTGGGAGTATGGTGCTTACAGTGGTAGCGGTAACGAACCATGGGAAGGAAACTGGAATCCAAGTTCTGCCGATGGTGATGGTAGAACTAGACCACAAGGTTCTACAACTGCAGTTTATGAACTAAAACCATAAGGAATTTCTATAATGGCAACGTCAATTTCGGGAACAACATTAACATATCCATCAGGGGCAAGTCAGACAACTGGTGGTGGAAAAGTCATTAATTATGACTTTGATGAATATAGCGGTAGAACAAGTTTACCTACTTCAAGTAATTATACTTTTTGGACGCCAAGTATCTCATTGACTAGATCATCATCCACTTCATATATCCATATTGAAGCACAGATGACTGGTCATGGTAGATATAGTTATCCAATGAATGGAACTTTTCACGAACTAATTAGACCAGATAATAGCAGAGTTCGTGTATGGCATGGTTGTCTTTATCAACCAAATTTAGAAAGTAGTGCTCAAGAAATCATTTTCTTAAGTGATTACGTATTTACTCCCTCAGAAATTGGATCTCAGACTGGTACTTATGGAATTTGCTTTGGATGGGATGTAAATAATGGATCTAGTGGACATAGATGGGCAAACATTTGGAACCCCAACGCAAATGATGATGGTAGAGCAGCTCAGACTGGATCTACATGTTTCATGTCTGAAGTAATTTACGGATAAAAAAAATGGCAATTACACTAGGAGCAAGCGGCATTACCTTTAATGATGGTAGTGTACAACAGGGAGCAGATAGAGTTTTGGGATGTTATGTCCAAAGTTCGTCAAGCAGAGCCAGCATCGGTCAGGGTGATCGTGTTGTAATGGATCATGTTTTTACAAGAAAAGTAACTGATAGTGATATCAGAGCTAAGTATCATGGTGCTGGAACTGGTCACTATTGCTATCCATATTATAGAGTTTATGCTGAATTAGTTGCTCCAAACGGAACAACATATAGATCGTATGTTGGTGGACACTATCAAAGAAATTCAGAAAACCCAGATTCAGGTGGTGGTTATGAGGTTATGATGATTTGTGATCATACTTGGTCAGCATCAGAAATTCAATCTGTCACAGGATCTTGGAGAGTAAGATATGGATGGGCAGGATCTAACTGCAAAATTTGGAATGTAGAAAGTTATAACAATAATGATGATAGTAGAGCATACCAACAGGGTCAGCAATCTATCATTAGAGAATATAGATAATACATAAATAGGTTAGTAACAAAGGAAATTCTAAAATGGGTTCGTTATTCCTTAAAGCAGTAAATAATTGCTTGGTAGCAAACGGTGCTGAGTATGGGGAGTTTATGCTCCAAGGTAATGATGCATACGAAAACATCACCGAATGGTTCTGTGAAGACTCAGAAATCCCAACAGAATCTCAGGTAACCACAGAGCATGATAAATTGGTCGCAGAAGCAACTGCTACCGAATATCAAAGACATAGAGCACGTCTTTATCCTTCATGGGGTGAACTAGCAGATGCTATTTACCACAAGGAAGTAAATAATGATTCTTCAAAAATGACTGAGTACATTGAAAAGTGCGATGCCGTAAAAGTACTATTCCCTAAAGAAAATACGGGTGACGGAAGTATCTTTGTAAATCCAAATGGAACTGACGGTAGAGTTAGAACTAATCCTCTACCATTTGTACCTCCTGGTAACAACGATTGATAAATTAACTATTTTTTGTAATGAGTGATAATTTTTTAACAGAGCATAACCCTGCTCTAGTATTTCCTACTGTCATAAAGAAATATACATTTCCAAAACCAGAAGAGTTGAAGGAATGTTTGTTTGAAATTATAAACAAAATGCATGAGAATGGTGATTACAACAGTCACCATTCTAAAACTTTATCGTTTTTTAATAATAAATCGGGATGTAGTTTATTCAAGAAAGAATCTGAAAACTACGAAATTGTAAAAGAGTTCCACGATTTTGCTGAGACCTGTGCCAAACACTATTGTACAGAAGTGTTGAACCATATTATTGATGGTAAAATGATTTGCACAAATTCTTGGGTAAATTATTACAGTGAGTCTGATTCATATCAGCAAGAACACATTCACGTAAATTCTTTAGTAAGTTCTAATTATTTTGCAAATTTTGATAAAGAAGTTCATTCTCCACTATTCTTTAAACACGTAGAAGACTATGGAGTTTCAACTTTCTTACATCAAGAATGGAAAAAAGAATTAGGAGACCATTCTATTTGGGATACAACCACTGTGGATTGTAATGAAGGTGATATTTTATTCTGGAGATCTCACAAATTTCATTTTGTTCCAGTAAGTAAGAAACCAGGAAGATTAAGTTTGTCATGCAACTATGTTCCTGAACTTGTAGAACTTGGTGGATACGGTTTTAGGGTATCACCAGCATGATTTATAAATACCCGTAGGAAACTATGGGTATTTTTTATGGCTCAGCCTGCAAGTAGGACCGAGCTAAGGGACTATTGTCTTAGACAGTTAGGGTTCCCAGTTCTGGAAATCAACGTAGATGATGATCAGATAGAAGACGCTATTGATGATGCTTTGCAGTATTACAGAGAGCGTCATTATGATGGTGTTGAGCGCATGTATCTCAAGCATGAGTTTACTGCTGCTGACGAAACTAAGTTTGAAACTTCAGATACTACTACAACAATTAATGGCGATGCATGGGAAGAGAGAAACAGATATATCTCTATCCCACCTCACGTCATGGGAATTTCTAAAGTTTTTGGACTTGCTAGTAATGCAATTAGAAATAACCTATTTGGCATTGAGTATCAGATCTTTCTGAATGATCTCTATGCTGTTGGTTCCCTTGACATGCTTAACTATTACATGGTTAAGCAGTGGATGGAAACCATTGATATGGTTTTAAATAATGGATCATTTGTAGAGTTTAGATTTAACCAACGTCAAGACAGACTTTATCTAGATGTTGGTAAAAACATGCTTGACGAAGATGTATATGTAATTATTGATTGTTATAGAGCATTAGATCCAGAAACATTTACTCAAGTATATAATGACACTTTTGTTAAAAAATACACTACCGCATTAATCAAAAGGCAGTGGGGACAGAACCTAATTAAGTTCAATGGCATCCAACTTCCTGGTGGTGTTAGTATGAATGGTAGAGAGTTATATACAGATGCAGTAAATGAGATTGCGTTAATGATGGAGAACTCATCTAGAACGTATGAATTGCCCCCAATGGACATGATCGGATGAAAAAGGTTTATTTTCCACAGCATGGCGGTAATAAAACAGAACAGAATCTCGTACAGGATCTTGTGG